AACTTATCGTTGGATCAGAGAGGCCATACTAGGACAAGATGACAAAACGAATGTCTCAAAAAGATTTCGTGAAGGATTCGTTCCAGTAAGACCTGAAGAACTTCCAGGATTTCATGATTTGCCTACAGTCGATGATGGTCGGCACGCTGGAATTATAGGAGTGGGTGGATTGATACTGTGCAAAATTGATAAAGAAATCGCAGATCAAAGGAATGAATACTTTGAACAACAAACCCAAAACCAAATGACAGCTGTAGAAAACGACCTAATGCGTGAAGAGAACCCATCGATGCCTATTACAACAAATAGATCATCGAAGGTTACTTTTGGTGGAAGCGGTAAGTAATTACAACTTCTAAAATAAAATTTAACTAGGAAACTATTATGGCAAATACAAATGCTAAATTCGGTTTAAGACCTATAGGAAAACTTGGTAGCAGTTCTAACAGCACTGGTACTACTGAGTACGATATTCTTACAGGTACAACCGGAAGTATCTTTACAGGCGACCCGGTAAAAATGGTTAACACTGGCGGCATTGCAGTCGCTGCTGCTGGCGATTTACTGTTGGGAGTCTTTCAAGGATGTAGATATACTGATTCAGCTGGCGAAGTGATTTATTCACCTTACTGGCCGACCACAACTGCATCTTCTGACGCGGTGGCTTTCGTAGTTGACGATCCTAATGCTTTGTTTGAAGTTCAAAGTGCTGCTACAGGTAGTGTGGTACAAACAGTTGTCGGTTTAAACGCTGATATTGTTTACACTGCTGGTAGTACAGTAAACGGACGATCTAATGTAGATCTAAGTGGAACTATGGCTACAGGCACAGCTCAGTGTAGAATTATTGGATTTTCTAACGACCCAGAGAATAACGCTCTAGGAACTGGAAGTCTTTCTACTTACGTCAATATGATTGTTAAAATTAACGAGCACTTATACGCTCAAACAACGGGAGTATAACAATGGCGATTAATAGATCACAATTAGCCAAAGAGCTAGAACCAGGTCTGAATGCGTTATTTGGAATGGAGTACAATCGTTACGAAAACGAACATGCTGAAATCTTTGAAACCGAGTCATCTGACCGTGCTTTTGAAGAAGAAACAATGATCGTTGGTTTCGGGAATGCTAAAGTAAAACAAGAAGGAAATGCGGTTGAATTTGATTCAGCTTCTGAAGGCTTTACTGCAAGGTATTCACACGAGACTATCGCGTTAGCGTTTGCTCTTACTGAAGAAGCAATTGAAGACAACCTATATGATAGATTAGGAGCTAGATATACAAAAGCTCTAGCACGATCTATGGCTCATACTAAGCAAGTAAAAGCAGCTGCTGTTTTGAACAACGCTTTCTCATCCAGCTTTACTGGTGGAGATGGTGTTGCTCTAGTAAGTACAGCTCACCCATTAGCTGGTGGCGGTACTTTAAGCAACAGACCTAGCACTTACTCTGACTTAAATGAGACTTCGTTGGAAGATGCAATTATCTCTGTATCAACTTTCACTGATGACAAAAGCATGATTCTTGCCCTACAGGGCCAGAAACTAATCATTCCACCACAATTACAATTTGTGGCAGATAGATTGCTTAACACACCAGGTAGAGTTAGTACCTCTGATAATGACATCAATGCTATTAAGAACATGGGAATGGTCCCAGGTGGTTACGCAGTTAACCATTTCTTAACAGACAACGATGCTTGGTTCTTGTTAACAGACTGTCCTGACGGATTTAAACACTTCGAGAGATCTGCTCTTTCAACTTCTATGGAAGGTGACTTTGATACTGGCAATGTCAGATTCAAAGCTAGAGAAAGATATTCTTTCGGATTCTCAAATCCAAGAGCTGTCTTTGCATCACAAGGTGCATAAATCCAATTTATTGGTAAAGGGAGCTTCGGCTCCCTTTTTTTTATTTATAATAAAGTTTGTTTAATTTAAGTTAATAAGTGTATAATTCAACAAAAACCTGTGAGGTTTTATGAATACAGCTTTACACGATTCAATAAGTCTAGCGAATTCACCATGTGTAGGAGTTTGCTCGACATCAATGGCCCCATTCGATGACCGATGCCAAGGGTGTGGTAGAACTGTCGAAGATATTAGAGACTGGGAAACTTTTTCAGAGTTTAGTAAAAAAATAATCAATGTAAAAAATTGGTTAGATGGTTATAATATTAGACAGAAGAGAGATAGGATAAACACCATGGCAGATCATTCAGACGAAAAACTAAAAGACATCGAGGGTAGATTAATTACCATTCAATCTTTAATTGAAATGACAGGCCAAGACATATTAGACTATTTTGGCAAAGATCCGGCTGTAAAAGATGCATATCAATCTCTTGTTCAATCAAGAGAAGAAATATTAAAAACAAAACAAACTCTTCCCCATTTAGACTAATCTGATATATACTTTGGTTAGTATCTAGGATTAATTAATCTGTTTTACTGACTGACCTAGCAGACAAGCCAAGACAGTAGAACTTATTTCCCAGGAGGAAATTATGGCAAATTCAACATTTAGCGGACCAGTTAGGTCTGAAAATGGTTTTAAGGTAATATCAGTAAATAGCACTACAGGTGCTGAAACTGATGTTGTAAACATTGCATCAACAGGTATTGTTACTAACAAATATGTAAAACATGTAGGTTTTGTATCTGGTGTAACAGTAAATAGTACAGCAGGTGATTCACCAACTATAGGTACATTCGTACAACCAGCTAACACAATCATTACAGATATTAAAATTTTCTGTGACGTTGCTCCAGTTATTGGAACAGGTGATATTGGGTACGAAGTAGGTACATCTTCTTCAGGTGCACAAATTGTTGCAGCTCAGACTGATGAAATACTTGATGGGGGCACAACTGTTGTTGCTCACAATGTAACTGTAACAAGCTTAGTTCTACAAACTCAAGATGGAACAACAGCTCCAGCTTCTGTTCAATATACAGACACTGCAAGAAATATTTTCTGTAACATTACTAATACAGTAGATGCTACAACCGCAGGTTCTTTTACATTTATTATTGAATATACTCAAATAGCATAACGGAGTAAATTATGACAGGTCGAATGACAGGCTCAGATGTTCAAGGTAAATTTATTACCGCTGATACCCAAGCATTAGACGCAGATGGAATATCAGCAGCCGCTTCAGTTGGAAATAACGCAGCACTTACAATAGGTGGTGCGTTAGCTTCTGGTGGATCAGTTGCTCTTGATTCTGGAAGAATAGTTACTATTTTATCAGCTGGAGATGATTCAGCTATTTCTTTTACAGTTACAGGAACAGATGTAAATGGCGATGCTCAAACTGAATCTATAACAGGCGCTAATGCAGGCACAGCCACTGGAAGCAAATATTTTAAAACAATATCTGGTATATCAGCAGTTGGCAATCCAGCAGGTAATGTTTCAGCAGGAATTAATAATTCAGCAGCTGATGTTATTTTTGCAGGAAGATCTAGATTGCAAGGTTTAAATTTAGTTTGTTCTGGAACAGCTGGAAGCATTGATTTTTTAACAACTTCTCCAACAGGAACTAGTTTATTTAAACTTGGATCTGTAGCATCTGCTACAGTAACTAGAGATATCACCATTCCAGATAATGGATTGTTGTTTACTGATGGTATTTACATTCAATACACTCAAAGTACCTTTGGCACTATGACAACATTTTATGCATAATGCCTCGAAAAGCAGCAAAGCCGATTAGAAGAACAACTAGAGGCAAAGGAGCTAATTATCGCCCCACAAAAAGTGGGGCTGGTATGACTAGAAAAGGAGTTGCTGCTCATCGCAGAGCAAACCCAGGCTCTAAATTAAAAACAGCTGTAACAGGCAAAGTTAAAAAAGGTAGTAAAGCAGCCAAAAGACGTAAGTCTTATTGCGCTAGATCAGCTGGCCAACTTAAACGCAGTTCAGCTAAAACAAGAAATGATCCTAACTCAAGAATACGTCAAGCAAGACGAAGGTGGAAGTGCTAATGGCTAAAATATGTCCAAAAGGAAAGGCGTGGGCCAAAAGAACGTTTGATACATATCCAAGCGCTTATGCAAACATGGCAGCGTCTAAATATTGTAAAGATCCAAACTATGCAAAAGGCTCAAAGAAAAAAGCAAAAAAAATGAAAGATGGTGGCCTTGTAGGTGGAGGCAGACAAGCTAGGCAAAACAGGCAAAGAGGCTAATGGGCGAGCTAAAAAAATGGGTTGATCAAAACTGGGTTCGCATAGGGACAGATGGTTCTATTAAAGGAAAATGTGGAACCAGCAAGGACAAGAAAAACCCAGATCGTTGTTTACCAATGTCAAAAGCTAAAAGTCTTTCACAATCAGAA